ACATCGTTCTCAAATTCAGCGGTGGCAGTTTTAGATTTTGGAGCAGATAAAACAGCTACATCTGGAGTTTTCACAATTCAGTTTCCAGCTAATACATCAACAGCAGCGATTTTAAGAATCTCTGGTTAAGTAGGAGGTAAACTCCTATGGCAGCTTGGGGAACAAGTACTTGGAACACAGGCAGTTGGGGAACGGGTGGAGATAACACCGTAATCCCTACAGGGATTCTTGCGACCGCAGCAGCCGGATTTATTTCAACAGAAGCTACAGTTGAATTAGGTTGGGGTAGAGATCAATGGGGTGCTAGACCTTGGGGTGCACCTGATCAAATTGTAATTCCAACAACACCTGAAGACGCCATGACTATGTCGTTGAACTCTGTTTCAATTACTGCAGAGATTAACGGTGGTTGGGGTGCAAAAAATTGGGGTGATAATGCTTGGGGTATTGCTGCTAATCTTATTGCTCCTGGTGATGCTGTAACAGCAACTCTTGGAACCGCTGCAGGTTTAGCCGGTGCTACTACAGGTCCATCTACAAATAATAATCAACTCATTACAACAACTCTTAATGATGTAGCAGTAGAAATTACGAATACTGTTTTTGTATCAGGTATTCCGATGACTTCCGCTTTAGGAACAGCAGATGCTGGACCTGATGCGATGGCTACAGGTATTGCAATGTCTATGGGTCTTGGAACTGTTCAAGCCTATAATCAAACAGGTTGGGGTAGACAAGAGTGGAGTGAAAATGGTTGGGGTGTTGAAGGTCAATTTGCAAATGTTGACGTAACAGGTATTGCAATGACAGCAGCTGCTGGAACATTAGCACCTACAGGTACAGCTACTTTAACTCTTAGTACTTTAAATGTAGCGCAAGCAACTCTTGGTAATGTAGATCCAGCACCTGATGCAAACTTTACTGGAATACCGATGATTGCATCTTTAGGAGATGCAGTGGGTGTTATTAATTACACTGATATTCCTACAGGTATTCCAATGACTGCTGGATTAGGAACAGCTGCGGGTGTTCCTGGGCAAACTATCGTGCCAACAAGTTTCCCTTTAAATAATCAATTAGCTAGCGTAAGTGTTGCAATTCATATTGATATTCAGCTTACAGGTTTAAGCTTGACTATGAACCAAGGATCTGGTAGTGCTTTGATCTGGAACGAAGTTAATACAGGTTCAGCGCCTTTAGACCCTCCAGGATGGCAGGAGGTGGCTGCATAAAGAGTTTGACACAAACTCT